AAGTCCATGGCCATCACATCGGAGCTGATCGGTTTAGAGAAAAGCACTCTGGCAAAGTTTGAACGCGGTGAGCGGCTACCACGGGCAGACACGCTGCGCATGATTGCCGACTATTACGAAGTCAGTGTAGATTACATACTGGGAAGAACAGACAAAAAAAGATAGAGGCTACGGCGACAGTTGTCGCTGTGGCCTCTATTTTTTCGCTTATGATGGTTTTATAAATATGCAGAGTAGACTTCGTGTGGACGCAGGGAGGGAGTATGTGACAGAAAAACTGCAACCGGCTAAACGGGATGAAACCGGAGCCAATCGAGATGCAAAGGGGAGATTTGGCAAAGGCAACAATGCAAATCCCCGTGGGCGGGCGCCGCTTCCTCCGGAGTTTAAGGAGTATGCCAAGCAGGCACCGGCCAGGCTCAGAGCCATCTGTGAAGATGAAAAGACACCGGTCAAGGTCAAAGCGGATATTGAGCGGTGGTTTGCGGAGATGTGGTATGGGAAAAGCCCACAGGCATTGGACATTGACGGAAGTGTGGAGACTTCAGGAACCCAGGTGGTGAAGTTTGAAGGGGTACTCGATGAGTGGAGCCAATGAACCTTTAATCTTCCGTCATCTGCGTGAAGAGGTGCCGAATCCCAAACAGATTGCCTTTTTTAACGCCAGGGCCAAACACATCGGCTATGGCGGGGCGCGGGGCGGCGGAAAGAGCTGGGCTGGGCGGCGCAAGGCGGTGATGCTGTGCATGCGCTACGATGGCCTTTGTGGGCTTCTTCTGCGCCGGACCATGCCGGAGCTGCGAAACAACCACATCATCCCGCTTCGAAAAGAGCTGTATGGGTATGCCAAATACAACCAAGACGAGAGGGCATTCCTTTTCCCAAACGGCAGCAGGCTGTGCCTTGGCTACTGCGACAACGATGGAGACCTGCTGCAATACCAGGGCCAGGAGTTTGATTTTATCATTTTTGAAGAGGCAACCCAGTTCCCAGAGGAGTGGATTACCTTCATCTGCACGTCGCTGCGCACCACCCGCACGGATTTTAAGCCCAGGGTCTACTACACCATGAATCCCGGCGGCGTAGGCCATGAGTACATCAAGAGAATCTTTATTGACCGCAACTTTAAGGACACGGAAAACCCAGACGACTATGTGTTCATCCAGGCAGGCGTCTACGACAACAAGGTCCTCATGGAGGCAAATCCCGAGTATGTGGACATGCTGAAGGCTCTGCCGGAGCATAAGCGCAAGGCCCACCTGGACGGCTGCTGGGATGTATACGAGGGACAGGTCTTTGAAGAGTTTCGAAACGACCCCAGTCACTATGACGACAGACTGTGGACCCATGTGATTGCGCCCTTTGACCCACCCAGACAGTGGCCCATCTGGCGCAGCTTTGACTTCGGCTACTCCAAGCCCTTTTCCTGCGGCTGGTGGGCGGTAGACTACGACGGCAGGCTCTACAGAATTTTAGAGCTTTACGGCTGCGTGGCCCAGGAGGCAGACGTGGGACTCAAGTGGTCGCCGGATGAGATATTTGCCCAGATAAAAAGGACGGAAACGGAGCACCCATGGCTGGCAGGAAGGCACATTCAGGGCGTGGCGGACCCGGCTATCTGGGACGCAAGTCACGGCATTTCCATTGCCGAGACGGCAGAAAGCCACGGCGTCTACTTCGAGAAAGGGGACCACAAGCGGCTGCCGGGCTGGATGCAGGTCCACTACCGGCTGCAGTTTGACCCCGACGGCGTGCCGATGATGTATATTTTTTCGTGCTGCAAGGCGTTTATCCGGACCATTCCGCTACTGATGTACGACGAAAACAGGCCCGAGGACATTGACACCAGGCAGGAGGACCATGTGGCCGACGAGGTGCGCTACCTCTGCATGGCCAATCCCATGAAGCCGGTCAAGGTGGCGTCCCGCAAGCCGGAAGTCTATAACCCGCTGGAAGCAGACGACAAGACGGAAGTAGATAGGTATGCATTTTACAGGAAGTATTAAAAGGAGAAAACATGAGACCAGTAGACGGCAAGTATCCAAATGGGCTTGATTTGACGCCCAACCGGGCAGGAAAGACGCCAAGAGACTATTTGGCCCTAGCGGCCCAGAGGCTGGGCATTGGCGCAAAAGACGCGCCGGGGCAGATAGACCAGAGAAGCGACCGCAGCGCTGATAGCGCAGCCGGTGCGGCGCCGGGGGCGACAGAGCCGACTGGTGCTGCGCTGGGGGCGGCGCAGCCAGACGGCCCAGAAAGCGGAGCTGAGCCTGCCATTGATAAAAAAGACATTGAAAAGGCCATTGCCACCCTGAAAAAGTACAAGGACGGCAAGCGCAATTTAGAGAGCCGGATTGTAGAGGAGGAGCGATGGTGGCGTCTGCGCCACTGGGACGTTATCCGCGGCAGCGCCAGCGCCCAGATGCAGGGAAAAGAGGCTCGGCCGGAACCCACCTCTGCGTGGCTTTTTAACTCCCTTGCCAACAAGCACGCCGACATTATGGATAACTACCCGGAGCCCAACGTCTTGCCAAGAGAGCAGCAAGACGAGGCTGATGCTGCCACCTTATCGGCCATCTTGCCGGTAATATTTGAAAGAAACGAATACGAAAAGACATACTCCCAAAGCGCGTGGTACAAGCTGAAGCACGGCGTAGTCGCCAAAGGTGTGTTTTGGAACAAAGACTTAGAAGACGGCATGGGGGATGTGGACGTCCGGTTCATTGATATGCTGAATATCTTTTGGGAGCCGGGCATTACAGACTTACAGGCCAGCCGCAATCTCTTTGTGGTGGACCTGCAGGACAACGACCTTTTGCAGCAGCAGTACCCGCAGCTGAGGGGCAAAACCGGCGGGCAGCTGATTGATGTGAAGCAGTATGTCTATGACGACACGGTGGATGTAACAGACAAGACCGTGGTGGTGGACTGGTACTACAAAAAGTGTACGCCGGAAGGTAAGACCGTGCTGCACTACTGTAAATTTGCCGCCGGGGAAATTCTCTATGCAAGCGAGAATGAGCCGGAATACCGGGAGCGAGGCTTTTACGACCACGGCAAATATCCGGTCAGTTTTGATGTTCTGTTTCCGGAAGAAGGCACCCCCGTAGGCTTTGGCTATATTGCGATTATGAAGTCGCCCCAGCTGTATATCGACAAAATGAGCCAGGTGATTTTGGAAAACTCCATGATGAGTGCCAAGGTGCGCTATCTGGTGAAAAAGAGCACGGGCATCAACAGGCAGCAGTTTCTGGACTGGTCGGACCCGCTGGTGGAGTACGAGGGAGACCTGGGGAACATTCAGCCGCTTCAGGTGCAGCAGGTGGGCGGCAATGTGCTAAACGTGCTGCAAATGAAAATTGACGAGCTGAAGGAGACCTCCTCCAACCGGGACGTGAGCCAGGGGTCCGCCTCCGGCGGCGTCACGGCGGCGGCGGCCATTGCGGCCCTGCAGGAAGCAGGCAGCAAAACCAGCCGGGACATGATTGGCGCCTCCTACCGCTGTTACACCCAGGAGTGCTATTTGGCGATTGAGCTCATTCGGCAGTTTTACGACGAGCACAGGACCTTCCGCATCACGGGCCCCACAGGGGAAAATCAGTACATTCAATTCTCCAACGCGTCCATTGGGCCCCAGCCCTTGCCGCCGGCCTATGCCGGGCAGGAGCTTGAGCCGGGGTATATCGAGGCCAGCCGCAAACCGGTATTTGATATTGTGATAAAGCCGCAAAAGCGCTCGCCCTACTCCAAGATGGCCCAAAATGAGCTGGCAAAAGAGCTGTACCAAATGGGCTTTTTCAATCCCCAGCTGGCCCAGCAGACCATGATGGCCTTGGAGCTGATGGACTTTGACGGACTGCAGAAGGTCAAAGACCAGGTGCAGAAGGGGCAGACGCTGCAAAATGAGATGGCGAGAATGCAAAAGCAAATGATGGAAATGGCGGCAGTTATCCATGCTGCAACAGGACAAGACGTGATGGGCGGCGGAGCAGAAGCTCAGACGGCGGATACAATCGCCGAACGCAAGCCCGGCCAGAGCGGGTTGGGAAAGGCCCAAAAAGATGCAATGACCAGCACCATGACCGCCTATGGCGAAAAACTGGCGAAAAATGCTACGCCAAAGATGAATGATTGAGATTCGATATGAAAGAAGCTGCGCCGGGTGTGAGCTTACGCTTACGGGACACGCCGGGTTTCATGAAATAGGAAAAGACATTGTGTGCGCCGGCGTCTCTGCGATTACCTATGCACTACTGGGCTATCTGGAGCAGCTGGAGCAGGCACAAGCCATCCCTGTAATCAAGCCGACTGTCTCCAAAGGGTACGTCCATGTGTGCTGTAAAAAAACGGATTCGGCGCTTGCAGCGTTTGAGATGGCGGTAACTGGCTATGGGCAGATTGCAGCTAACTATCCGGACTGTGTAGAACTTACAATAGTCCAGTGAAGCGATACAAGAGGGTCCTGCAAAATGATAGAGTGTGGGACCGTACCGGCAGACCGGTACAGATGGGAACCCCGGCAAGCCGTATGGTCCGTTATGGACTTTGCGAAACTACCGGGGCCCACGAAACGGCAGTTTCGTGGGCAGAGGAAGAGCAGCGAAACGGTCGAGACCTGCCGCTTGCGGCGGGGCGAGGGATGTGGAGCTTGCTCTGACGAGACCTGGGGGAAAGGCCCTGTATGACCTGGGGGAAAGGCCCTGAAGAAAGGAGCATGGACACATGCACAACAAAAATCTGCTTGCAATCGACCTGCAGCTGTTTGCAGACGGCGCGGCCACCGGCGCAGACGGCGCTACAGCCGGCGCAGGCGCGGCACAGGCGATGGAAAGCAAAGCACCAGAGGCCGGGAATAAACGGTCAAAATCGGGCGAATTATCCAATGTGGTATACGGCAAGCAGGAGGACGCTCCCCAGCCCGATACCACGAGCTCCGATGCCGGGAGCATTGGCGAGGAAAACGCCAAAGAGTCAGGCGTGACTACTACGTCTGACACCTTGGAAGCCAAGCGGAAAGCGTTTGAAGAACTCATTGAAGGTGAGTACAAGGACCAATATACAGAGAAATTCAACGCCTATTTTAACCGCCGCTTCAAGCAGGCGAAGACCATGGAGAATAGCCTGAACGCACAAAAGCCAATCATGGACCTGCTACTGCAGCGATACAAGATTACAGACGGCGATTTGGGCAAGCTCCAGGCGGCAATCGAGGATGACAGCCAGTATTGGCAGGAGGCCGCAGAAGAAGCGGGAATGACGGTGGAGCAGTACAAAGCCCTGCAGAAGCTCCAGCGGGAGAACGAGGAGCTCAGACGCATCCGCCAGCGAGAAGAGGGCCAGCAGCGCATGAACCAGCAGCTGGACCAGTGGTATCGTCAGGCGGATGATGTGAAGGCACTGTACCCGTCGTTTGACTTCAAAAAAGAGTCGGAAAACCGGGACTTTTTGGGGCTGCTGCGCTCGGGACTTCCGGTGCAGAAAGCCTATGAGCTTATCCACATGGAGGAAATCAAAGAGCAAGCTGCACGGGCAGCTGCACAGACAGCAGGCCAGCAGATGGAGGCCCGGATAAAGGCCAAGGCATCCCGCCCGACTGAAAATGGCACATCCTCCCAGAGCGCCGCCGTAATTAAAAGTGACGTTTCGCATCTGACCCGGGCCGACCGGGCCGAGATTGCAAGGCGCGTAGGACGAGGGGAACAGATTAGGTTCTGATTTTCCCAATGAGGCTCCCGGAAGGCGGCAGCCTTGTGAGGACGAGGTTAGCCCTTTTCTCTTTGCGCGTGCAAAGAGAAAAGCCCTTGGGTAAAAGAGAAAGACGCCATAAGGGCCCCCGGCAAGGGCTTGACCCTTGACGGGGAGAGGAGGAGCAAGGAAGCGAAATGGATGCCCGGCGGCAAGCCGGGCGGAATGGAGCGGACTTTGCGAGGACGGTTTCCCCCCGGACCCCCTTCAATCGGGCAAGGGGAGAGCCCCTTGCATTCCCCGGCAAAGCAAGAGGGCTGAAACAAAATAGGGCCCCGGAAGGCGGCAGCCTTGTGGGGAGAACGACGAGCAAAGTAAGAACCGAATTGCAGCCCAGCGTAAGCGGGTGCAATTCGGAGAGGACACCCGCCCGCAGGCGGGCGATTCGGAGCTTGGCCGCCACGCAGCGGCGGCACCTAGCGCGTAGATGGCAGAGCAAAGTGAGCCAGACCAAACCAAAAGGCCCTGGCAAGGGCTTGACCCTTGACAGGGAAGAGGAGGAGCAAGGAAATGGAGCGGAGATTCGCCGTCAGGCGGATGGAGCGAAATGGACTTTGCTCCGACGACGAAAGGAGATAAGACAATGTACAACGATACATACGATATTCAGCTGTTTGCTGACGCAGCTGCAACTGCACCCAACACCCAGACGACCGGCACTTCTACTTTGTCGCCGGAGATGAAAACATACTACAGCGATTATCTCATCGATAACGCTGCACCCAAGCTGGTCCACGACCAGTTTGGCCAGAAGCATCCCATTCCGAAAAATGGCGGCAAGACCATTGAATTCCGCAAATTCAGTCCCCTGCCGAAACTGACCACGGCTCTGACGGAAGGCGTGACACCCGACGGACAGAGCTTGACTGTGACCAAGGTGGAGGCGACGGTAGCCCAGTATGGCGGCTATGTGACCATTTCGGATATGCTCCAGCTGACATCTATCGACAACACCATGGTCCAGGCCACCAAGCTCCTGGGCAACCAGGCTGGCCAGTCCCTGGACACCATCACGAGAGAGGTGCTGTGCGGCGGCACCAATGTTCTGTACTCCGGCGGCGTTTCGGCAAGAGCGGACTTGGTAGGCGGCAGCGCCACGGCGGCTGACAACTGCTATTTGAGTGTGGACGACATCAAAAAGGCAGTGCGGATGCTGAAGAATCAGAACGCGGACAAAATTGGAGACAGTTTTGTAGCAATCATCCACCCGGACGTCTCCTATGACCTGATGAACGACCCGGAATGGAAGGATGTGCGGACCTACTGCGACCCGGCTGACTGGTACGAAGGGGAAATTGGCAAAATTGCCGGCGTCCGCTTTGTGGAGACCACAGAGGCCAAGATTTGGGCCAAAGCAGCTAAGGACAAATCCTCCGGCACGGCGACTGCCTCCCAGCGGGCGGTCTATGCCACTTTGGTACTGGGCGACAATGCCTACGGCGTCACGGAAATCGAGGGCGGCGGCCTGGAGCACATTGTCAAGCAGCTTGGCTCGGCCGGTACGGCTGATGCACTGAACCAGCGGGCTTCGGTAGGCTGGAAGGGCACCAAGGTAGCAGAGCGTTTGGTAGAGCAGTTCATGGTCCGTATTGAATCTACTTCTACCAGCAATCCGACGACGAATAACTAACGGGCCCATGTCGGGGTAGGGCAGACTTTTCTGCCCTACCCTGAGGCGGAGAAAAATGAGATGGAGAGTGACGATATGGCAGAGAAGAAAGAGACCAAAATTGAACCTGTGGATATTGAAACTGTGCAAAAGCAGATTGAGAAGATGCTCCAAGAAGCCCAGGAGCAGGCTGAGCGCATTGTGCGGCAGGCCCAGACTATTGCCAAGGGAGAGATGAGCCAGGAAGAAAAAGAGCTGCGCAAGAAGCGTGAGGACTACTGGAATGAATATGTGGAAGTGAAGCTATTTAAGGGCAGCGGCAAATATGCCGACGATGTGTACGTAGCAGTCGGAGATGAAAACTGCTACATCAAACGTGGGGAGCGGGTCAAAATCAAAAGGAAGTTTGCCCAGCTTCTGGACCAAAGCGAGATGCAGGACTATGAGACTACCAAGCTCATTGAAAAGTCCATGCAGCCGGCGCATATTGCCGACCTTTAAGTGAATCTTTACCGCGAGATTGAGTTTGATACTCTGTGACACGGCACAGGGACGAATGGCCAAAGCGCTGTCCGTCCCTCTTTTTATAAGAAAGTCGACAACATACAGGCTTTACGAAGGGCCACGGTTTTCTTCTTGGCACAATGGGTGATACAAAGTGAGGCGAAAAAATGGACGGAATCATTGAAGTAAAAATAAACGGCAGTTATTTGACAAAGGACTGTAAGCACGCGGGGGTCCAGCATGAGGCCAATGCCAAAAGTCTGCGCATTGAATTTGACCCCAGTTGGGACGAGTATGCAAAAACAGTGACCTTTTGGAATGCACTGATGGAAGACCCGGTCAAGCGCGTTTTGACAACGGACCTTTTGGAAGACGCCACAAAGAGCACCCGCATTTATGTCTTTCCCATTCCCGGCGAGCCGCTGAAGGAGGCGGGAGAGCTTACCTTCATTGTCGATGGCTATATAGAAGGGAAGCGGCAGCGGTCCCTGGAGACAGCTCTTTGGGTCGATGCAGCGCCAATTTGCCTGGATGCAGGACAGCCCGCGGACCCGACTCCGACCCAGGCCGAGCAACTACAGGTAGAGATTGATACCATCAAGGGTACAATTCAGCAGGCCGTTCACAGTGCGCAGGAGGCAAAACAGTCGGAACAGGCTTCTGCGGCGAGTGCGGAAGAGGCTCAAACTAGTGCGCAGACGGCAGACCAGAGTGCGCAGGCGGCGGCGGAAAGTGCCCAGGCGGCCCAGGGCGCCAAAACCGCAGCGGAAGTTGCCCAGGCTGGGACCCAGGCGGCTCAAGTCAGAGCGGAGACGGCGCAGGATGCAGCAGAAGCGGCCCAAACTGGAGCCGAGGCGGCAAAAGCTGGAGCCACGGCAGCTCAGACGGCGGCAGAAAATGCCAAAACGGCAGCTGTGTCGGCCCAGTTGGAGGCGGAAAGTGCCAAATCTGCGGCCCAGTCAGCCCAAGTGGGAGCGGAAACTGCCAAGACGGGGGCTGAAGCAGCCCGGGAAGGAGCGGCGGCCAGCGCCGCGCAGGCCGCGCAGTCTGCGCAAGCGTTGGAGTCCGGCAGCAAAGAGGCAAAAAGCTGGGCGGTAGGCGGCACCGGGACCCGGGAAGGCGAGGACACCAACAACGCAAAATACTGGTGTGAAAACGCCCAGGCGGCGGCTGGCGGCGGTGTGACGAGCTTTCAGGGAAGGTTCGGCGCTGTGACGGCCCAAATGGGGGACTATGATGCAGCAATGGTCGGGGCCGACCCCCAGGGGACGGCGGCATCGGCTGTGGCGGCCCACAATGAAAACGGGCAGGCCCATGCAGACCTTCGGGCGGCCTTGGAAGAAAAGGCGGACCTGGGGGAAGACGGCAAAGTGTTGGGCGCACAGCTTCCGGCGCTGGACTATGTACCCAATAGCCAGAAGGGCGCAGCTTCCGGTGTAGCAACCCTGGGGGAAGATGGGAAAGTGCCCGGCTCGCAGCTCTCAATTGCCTCCACACAGCCGCCTATCGTCACCACGGAAGGAACTGGCGAGGCGTATACGGCTCAGGTGCCAGGTATTACGGAGCTGTACAATGGCCTTATGATTACCATTATTCCCCATACAATCAGCACGTCAACAACGCCGACCCTAGATGTCAATGGACTGGGCGCAAAAGTGATTCGGCGCTATATCTCCAGCCAAACAGTAGGTTCGTCACAAGCTATGTTGGCAAGCTGGCTTCGCAGCGGAAGACCAATTTTGCTCCAATATAATGGCACAAACTGGGTCGCGTTGGGGCAGACACAACCAAATGCGACAGATTTGTTGGGCACAGTGCCGATTGCAAGCGGTGGCACAGGGGCGACGACTGCGAAAGCTGCCAGGACGAATCTGGAGATAACCGCCGCAAACACACCAATCTCAGCAGAGCTGGCCGCCCAGTATGGGGTGGCGGACACGCCCAATGTGGAGGCGGTCCTGGCGGGCCTGGACGTTGCACCGGCTTACAGCTATGGTACGGCAGATTTGACGGCAGGGACTTCTTCTCTTGAAACCGGCAAACTCTACTTTGTCTACGAGTGAGGTGTGCAGATATGGCTAAAGGAGCTTATATCGGCGTAGGCAACATAGCAAGGAAGATTAAAAAGGGCTATGTCGGGGTAGATGGTGTTGCCCACAAAATCAAAAAGGCCTACATTGGCGTGGGCGGGGTGGCGAGGCCCTGCTGGACAGAACGAGAGATTGTCTACTTTGGAAAAGTACAGGGCTTGAGTTCGGCTCGCTACAGTCTGGCCGGAGCTAGTGTAGGAAACTACTGTTTGTTTGCAGGGGGATATACCAACTCCTATAGAGTTGCTGTAGATGCCTATGATAAAAATTTGACCCTTACAACACCAACCGGCCTGTATACGGCTCGCGATGACCTGGCAGGAGCAATGGTTGGTAATTATTGTCTATTTGCAGGCGGAGACGAGGGAGACAATACGTCTACCGAAGTAGATGCCTATAGCCAATCTTTAACCCGCAGCAGACCGACAAAGCTAAGCGATTCGCGTAAAATGCTGGCTGGGGCCAGTGTGGGTAATTACTGCCTGTTTGCCGGGGGCACCTACGGAAACACATCTAAAGCGGTAGATGCTTATAGTACATCTCTTGCCCACACCACATGCACGAGTTTAAGCATCGCTCGCCACAGTCTGGCCGGAGCTAGTGTAGGTAGCTATTGCTTATTTGCAGGGGGTAATGACAACAGCAATAAAGGATACGATACGGTTGACGCCTACAATGGGTCTCTAACCAGAAGTGTGGCAACAAGTCTGAGTACAACAAGAGCGAATCTGGCGGGGACAGGCATTGAGAATTATGTACTCTTCGCGGGAGGCCAAAATTGGGGCAATAATACGGCACAGGCCAGCGTAGATGCCTACAACCAATCGTTGACTCGCACCACACCAGCAAATTTGAGTGCGGCGCGATACAGATTGGCGGGCATCAGCATTGGGGGGTTTGCTCTGTTTGCCGGAGGGAGCAATGCTTCTGCAACACGCAGTACAATAACAGATGTTTTCGATGGCTCTCTGACGAGATGCGCTACCTTCAATCTGAACTCGGCGAGGGAAAGACCGGCGGCTGCGACAGTGGGGCAATACGCTTTGTTTGCAGGCGGATATAGCGCTGGAGCTAACGAAACAGTAGACGCATTTATGGCATGAGACAACTGAAGAAATGGGAGGAATAAAACATGAGCAGATATGCGATTTGGAACAAGCAAGACCCAATCATTACGCCCATTGGCGAGGTGCTGACGGCCCAGCAGTGGATAGACCGTTATCCGGTGGCAGGGCTGGAGTCTATCACCGTGGTCTGTGCGGCGGGGGAAATTAACGGCGCATTCTTTGGTACCCTGGGCCAGATGGTGCAGATGTACGAGGCCCAGGGGGCGGACTTTTCCGCCTGCAAAACCGACCAGGACAAGCTGGCGGTGATAGAAGCCTTTGAAGACGCCCAGAATGCGCCCAAGGAAGGCGTCAGCAATGAAGAGCTGACGGCGGCGAGCCTGGCCAGCATTGCAGCCAGCATGGAGTACCAGAACATGATGACATTACCGGATGAGGAGGCAGCGCAATGAGCTTTGAGAGAATCAAGTACTATTTTGAGGCCGGGCTTTGGAGCCTCCCCATGGTCAAGATGGCGGTCCAAAAGGGCGTTATCACAAAGGAGCAGTACGAGCAGCTGACCGGGCAGGTGTACAGGTAAGGCGGGAAGAGCGGTGACAGAGACGATTCTTGTGGCGGTGTTGAGTTTGGCGGGGACGCTTTTGGGAGCGTACTTTGCCAACCGGAAGAGTGCGGCGCTCATTGCCTACCGGCTGGAGGAGCTGGAACGGCGGGTGGACAAGCACAACCAGGTGGTAGAGCGGACTTACAAGCTGGAAGAGCGGGAGACTGTTTTGGAAGAAAAAGTGAAGGTGGCAAACCACCGGCTGGATGATTTGGAAAAAGGAGAATGAACATGAAAGAATTAAAAAACAACCGATTCCATGAAAAAAGAGGCGAGCTGGCAGCAATCAGCAAGCAGAAGAACGTGGACATTGACACGGCAATCTCCATTCTGGCCCGGGAGCAGGGCTTTGAAGACTGGGGCAAGGAGGCTATGGAGTTTAAGAGATTTCTGGCAGACTTGGGCGGCGAAAATTACGAGGCATATTTTGCTGGCTAAGTATATTGAGGAGGCGGAAATGAAGCGGACTTTGCAAGGACGATAAGGAGTACATACAAATGAAAGAGAGACTATCAAAGTTATTGACGGTGAAAAGCCTTGTGACATTGGTCCTAACGGTCGTGTTTGCCGTTCTGACGCTTACAGAGGGAGTTTCCGGCCAGGAATTTCTGACGGTATTCACAGTCATCATTTCCTTTTATTTTGGCACACAGGCCAGCAGAGAGGGGGAGAGAAAATGATTCTATGTCACAGGACAAACTACCGCAAAGGAAGGACCGGGCCGATTTCGTACATCGTGATTCACTACACGGCCAACGATGGAGATACAGCCAAGGGCAACTGCAACTATTTTGGGAACAATGCCAATCTGTCTGCGTCAGCCCACTATTTTGTGGACGAAAATGGCTGGGAGCAGTCGGTAGAGGACTGCGACACGGCCTGGCACTGCGGGGCTGCAAACTACAAGCACCCGGCCTGCCGCAACGGCAATTCTCTGGGCATTGAGCTGTGCAGCCGGAAGGACGCAGAGGGAGGCTATTACTTTTTACCGAAGACGGTGGAAAATGCTATCAGCCTTACAAGGAAGCTGATGCAGCGCTACAAGGTTCCGGCGGAGAATGTCATCCGGCACTACGATGTGACAGGGAAACACTGTCCGGCGCCCTTTGTAGAAAACAAAGGGGCCTGGAAGGCGTTCAAAGAAGAATTGGAGGGGGAGAACATGACACAAAAGCAGTTTGACGACATGATGGACACATGGCTGGCCCGGCGGGCAAAGCTGGCGCCGGACACCTGGTCCACGGAGGACCGGACTTGGGCGGAGTCGAACGGGATTATCCAGGGCGATGGCAATGGAAACAAGCGCTACAAATCTTTTGTGACGAGAGAAGAAGTGGCGGCCATGCTCCACAGGGCACAGGGCGGCACTTAGCGGGGGGACGTTACGCCCTTTTCTCTTTGCGCGTGCAAAGAGAAAAGCCCTTGGGTAAAAGAGAAAGACGCCATAAGGGCCCCCGGCAAGG